GTCTCTTACAGGCGAGTTCACCCATTCTAGGTCTAACCCTCCTGAAACTTTTTGTACTGCCTCCACGAATATTTCATCTTCGAGTATCGCTTTGGCTCTAAATCCTCTTTTTTGTTCTTTTTCTAATTCCATTAAAATCTTGACCATCCTGATCGTTCAACAGCAGTCTGGTATGCTTCTCTGTTTTGATCTCTATGAGCTTGTGCCATCGCCCTATCTGATTCTCTTTGTGCTTGTCTGTCTTGAGCTGTATCTCCTTGTCGCTGTGAAGAAGTTAAAATTGGTGCTTGGCTTAAACCTGATTCCTGTATCACCCTGTCAATTTCTGCTGCCTGTGCCTGTGGCGTGTCGGCAGTAACAAAAGATGTTACTGGCTGTGTTCCAATTAATCCTTGACCAATGGGAATGTCCTGCATCGTAGTCGTGCTTGTTGAAGGAGCAAACACTTCTTTAGCAATTAAATTCTTAATGATGTTTTCTATTTTCGCTTGTGTGTTGCCACGCATTCCAAGACGCATATCAAATTGCTTACCTACAGCAGATCCAATGTTGGTCGGATCAAAATATTCAATTCCATCTTTTGTGGACATCCATCCCCTGCTGCGAAGATTGTCCAAATATTCTTCGGCAGTCATCGCTTCCATTTCTTCCTGGCTTGGAATGTAGAGTTTGTTTTCCTCTTCCAGTCTTTTTTCATAATCACTCTGCTCCCTCTCGGAATAGGATGATTCTCCGAATGTTTCAATCGGTTGGCATATTCCGTCAACCAGCATATAACCTTCCCTGCAAGGATCTGCCGGTGTATCTTCAACAGAAAAATCTATATGAGGATTTGGAAACAAGGCTGAAGGATCTAAATCTCCTGCTAATTCCTGCTGCGTTCTTATGTCAAAAATGGGATTGCGAAATTGACCTGCTGTATTTACATTGGGCGATGAAGCATAGTTACCACCAAGATAATTGCTGATGATGCCCTGTGCTTCTGATCCCTGCATAAACGGAGTGAACGCCATTAGTTGTATCTCTCGTTGACCATCGCTGAATCAATGATCTTGGTCGCCAGTTTTTCCTTTTCCATTTCCTTGCCTTGTTCCTGTTTGATGATGTCGGTTGCCAGTTTCTGCTGATCCAGGTTTAATTTTTCCGCCTTGAACATTTCATCGGCTTTTTGCTTTTGTTGTTTCAATTGTATGTCCGCCTGATTCTTGGCTGCTCTCATTTCAATGTCCTTTGCCGCCAGTTGAATTGCGGGATCTTGCTGTTTCGGCTTGGGCGGTTGAGGAGGTTGCTGTGCAGGGTTGACGAAGAATTGACTCGCATCCTTGTATCCACTGTTTTGTAAATAATTTTCTAAAGTGTTGTAGATATTTTGTGGAGTCACTAATCCCAGTCCACCTGCCTGTAGCAACTTTTCCTGAACGCTTAACACCTTTTGCAAGACATCAAGCCTCTGGTCTTGATTGCCGGTTCCCAGTCCAACCTGCACGGTGCAGTCATAACGATTCACCCATTCTCTTGGATCAATCGAAACGAACTTGCCACGCAGTTTGATTATTCTTTCCCTGTCCTGGTATTCACAGACCACAGAAAGAATATTCTTGAATAAGTCCTTAACGCCTTCAGCAAAACTTCTTGCAATCAACTCAATGCGTTGCGTGGAGCTTTGCATCATTTGATTGACTGATTGTGCCGTTGTGTGACTTTTATTAATAGTGTCAGGATTCAATCCCATCAGTTGATTCGGAACGCCTGACCGCTTCTCCTTCAACTGGTCGATCTTCTGCATCATTGCCAAACCTTCGTTCAGGAAGTTTGGCGTTTGCAACGCTGTCACTGCGTTAGGCGATTTCACTCGCACTATGCTTCCAGGTCGAGTAGTTAATAAATCATCCAGATTAGCCTGACCATCGACTACAACCGTTCTGGCTGAATTTTGCATATACATATTATCGAGAGTCTGCCTCATAATGGAGGTACTCATCAACTGAACGTCTGCCAACAGGTCGTACATTGACAATCCGAAGAACCTGAAAGGCATCGGTATAGCCACGCACATAGCGAATGGCGATATGGATATTTCCTCGTTCTCCAGAATGTTGTAGCTGTTATAGCCGCTTCCTCCGACAATGATCTTTCTCAGCTCCGCAATGCCGTCTCCGTCAACATCGGCTCTCATATAGCATTCCGTTATCTGAACGACTCGCATTGAAGGGTCGATGTCGCTGACTTCTAAATTAGAGGTTGAATCGTCATAATTCTTTCTCACCATAGCCTCAGTGTTAAAGACCTCCTCTTCGGCACTCGGCAAATTTTCAACATCGGATTTCTTGAATCCCATATCGAGAAGCTCGGAGATGGTCTTTCTGACCCTGTGGGCGATGAAGTCGCAATCCTTTAATGAAGTGGCTCTGGAAGAAACCAGAATCTCCTCCGGTGGAACCGGGTCTATCGCCACTCTTCCGTATTCCTTAGTCCTTCGCACTTCAACGTCATAAGTCACTTGTGACTCAAGAGATCCGTTCAATGATTCTTCATCAACGATCTCCTCCGCATTGATGACTTCAATCTCATCATCAATGAGCAACGCCTGGTATTGCGTTTCGTCTAAATTCTTGTATGTCTCTTTTTTCTGCTCTTTGGACACTTTCCAGTACACCTTGCAAAAACCGTTCTTCTGCAAGAGTGCGGTCTTGAACATTGACTGTAAAATACTGAATCCGTTGTTGTCGTGGTTGAACACGAAATTGCAGTAGTCAGAAATCTGCTCAGCGTAGGGAACATCCTCCGGCTGCATAGGCTCGAAATTAACGACCTTGTCGCTTTGCGTGAACATACGCATAAGGCTCGGCAGGATGGATTCAATGACTTCAAGCAGGTCTTGTGAAACCACGCTTGATCTTCCTTCAACCTCGTTTCCAAGAGGTTCGCCCAAGTAATACTTGAGTGCGTTCTCTCGCTGCTTGGACAAGTCACTCGCATAAAAACCCAGAGAGCTTGAAATCTCCTGTGATATTAATGAAAGCAGTTTCTGTTTTGATAATCGTGCCATCTGTTAAACTATTCCTAAATTATTGTATTGTATTTTCGTATTCCAATCGCTTGACTGGTTGTTGCCGACTGCGAAATATCTGAACGAGTCAGCAGCGTGGGAACACCAGGAATGCTCCGGCTTGTTCTTTATCTCTCCTCTTTCAGTGGTCGCCCAACGGTACTGACGCAATGCGTCAAGTCCGTACTTGCATTTTTCGTGGTCAAACCAACATCTTGACAAGACCATCCTCACGGCATTGATGCCATCTTCGACAGGGAGCTTGGGAACGATGGAAGTTCTCATTCCTAAAGACTGTGCCGTCTCCAGTCTTGAGACTCCAGTTCCAAGCTCCCTCACATTTGCGTCAAATGGGAGGAAATGTGTATCGTAAATATATTTCTTTTCATCCAAGACAGTAGCGTAAAACTCCAAGCTCTCTCCACTGTCCTCATAGTAGTCTATGACGTGGAAAGCCGATCCCTTCTGCTGGACAAACCAGATGGCGGTCTTGTCCGCCATTCCTAAATCCCAGAATGTGTTGACCTTTATTCCTGTCTCGTAGGGTACTTTCGTGATTCTTTTTTCTTCTTCCGCCTTCGCCAATCCTTTTGCGTAGATTGATCCCAGTGCTGCCGAGTCAAAGGAGCATTCAAACTCCGCCTCATAGACTTCATCCGGCATCAGGTGTTTGGCTTCGTTCAACTCCAAGTCCGATATGATTCCAGTCTCGGAGCTTTTAAAGGTTTGTGCGTACCATCCATCTTGATGATTAGCGTAATCGTATAAATCAAAGAATGCGTTGTGTCCTTGAGGAGTGCCAATGGCGATCATCCATCCCTCCCTGTCAGACAGGGCAGGTCGGATAATTTCAGTCCACAGTCGAGGCGGCATTTGTGCAACCTCATCAAGAACTACTCCGTCAATGTACAGTCCACGAAGGGAATCCGGTCGTTCACATCCCAGAAGCTGTATTCTAGCTCCGTTGGGGAGATCAGCTCGTAACTCCGTCTCGTGGTAGGTAACATTTGGAAGAACATTCGTATATTCTTTCAAATAATCCCAACTCGTTCTTTTCGCCATCGAATAGGTCGGTGCGAGGTAATAGTATCGTGGTCTGGACAATGTGTTCTGCATCGCCTTTTTTAAAATCTCGTTGATGCACAAAACAGTCTTGCCGAAACGCCTGTGGCAGACCAGGACATTGAATCTCTTTAACTTATCGTGAACTTCCTTTTGGTGCTTTCGTGGCTTGTAGGGTATGAC